CATCGCTCCAAACGTAATGCCATATACGCTGGCCTCATTCACTGACCAAGATTGCTCGTTTGATGAAAGGCGGAACACGCCAGCGGCGCTGGTTAGATCGGCAGAGACGTTTGATTGATCCGCTCTCAAGGCAGGCCATATCTCCAAAGTGCCTGATCCGTTTTGATCCTGCAAAACCTTGTGCAACCGTGCGTCAAGGCCGGAACCAAGCTGAATGTAATCACCAGCGAGCAATGTTCCAGTCATCGTGGTTGATACGCTGCTATCGCCGGTTGAACCTGTGATGTTGACTGTGGTCGCCGTGCCGCGAGGAGCCGACCCTGACGGATCATGCAGCAAGAACGTGCCGAATTGACCGCGCAGGCTAATCAAAAAGGCGATCCATTGCTCCGCATCCGCGCGCTTCATGGCTGGCAGCGTTACATCCGCCTGCCAGGTTTGGCCCGAATAAGCATGAGCCTGGCCAGCAAAGGTGAATGGGCTTCGTGTATAAGTCACAGCGTTAATAGTAGTAAACTCAACGCTCATAATACCAGTGTGCGATGGCAGGGCCAAAGGATAGCTAATACTCATGCGAATGCCCTTCCATATGATCCGCCCCGACGTTTCGCATCTACCACTGCCGACTTGGCACTTTCCGCAATCTGCGGCATTAGCTGCTTGATCTCTGTGCGTACAGTTTGTTGTACACCAGTGGAAACATTAATTGTTTGATTGACAACAACCTGGCCGCCGCCTTGGCCTCTGGTGTGGTCCGTGACCGTCTCTCTTGGGTGCAGCATGGCCATAAAGCCGCCTTTGCCGTCCAAGCCGCCTGCTCGCGGTCCACTGCCTGTATATCCGCCGCCTGCGAAGGTGCGGGCCTGCGGGCGGACGTTGCCAGTCCCTAATGGCATAGATGGGCCAGAGACTTGGTTGGCGTTAAAGTAGCCGCCGACGGCGCTCATGATGAACCCAGTGATCTGCTTGACCACAAACACGCGATACAGCTCTTTGATGATCTCAGAAGCCATGGACTTAAATGCTTCTTTTGTTGACTTTGTACCGTCAACAGCACTCATCATAGCATTCTCAAATGATTGACCGACTGAATCCATTATTCCATTAAGTTGCTTCATGGCTGGTGAAAGCTCACTGTTGACTGTCGTAGCCGTTTTAGAAATTACCTTATTTCGGTCCTCAAATATTTGATTTAGCGCATCGGTCGCAGCAGCCAAGCCCTGAGTTGAGCCAAGAATGTCAACGTATTTGTTGGCTGTATCGTCAATTGTGCCGATACGAGATGCAAATATAGCGTTGTTCGCGGCAACGGCGGCCTGAAGCCCATTCTCTGATCCTAATATATCAACATATTTGTTGGCTGTATCATCTATCGTGCCAAGTCTAGCTCTATACAAAGCATTAGTAGCCTCAACGGCAAGTTGAAGGCCGTTTTCAGACCCGAGTATGTCAACATATTTGTTGGCTGTGTCGTCTATTTTGCCAAATCTAGCTTTATGCAGAGCGTTGACAGCATCAAGCGCCTGTCGGAGGCCGTTTTCGGAACCCAATATGTCAACATATTTGTTGGCCGTGTCATCTATTGTACCGAGGCGGGAAGCGTAAATGTCATTTAAAGCCAACTCAGCTTGACGCAATCCATCAGAAGTTCCGAGGATGTCCATCATGCCATCAAGGACTCGGCCCCTCTCTTGAGTTCCAGAGCGAAGCAATCTCAACTCTTCCTGAAGCGTCTCCAAACGCTCTTCCGCTAATCTTAATTGCGTTCCCGCACCGGCCTTAGCAATACCTCTAGCTGATTCAGCTGTAAGTTTTTTTTGAGCAACAACTTGCTTTTGCAAACTTATTGCATTAGCCAAAGAAGCCTCTTCAGCAGTTTTAAACCCGCTCGCTAATAAAGCGATTTCAGCCCTAGCCTCACCAGTACTCTTCTTTATGCTTTTCAGCGCCTCATCCAGAGGCATCAAACTACCGGTGAGGTTTTTGCTGGACTTGCTTGATTTATCTATAGCGACATAAAAAGCGGCAAAGATAGCTACCGCCGCGCCTGCAACCGCACCAATTGGGCCAAAGATTTGCAATAACTGTGGAGCCTGCTGACCAAATGCCTGCATCTTGGATGTGCCGTTGGCGACTTGAACTGCAAAGTCACCAACTTGATAACCTGCCTGCTGCAAACCACCCATACCAAATTTTCGGATATTTACATTGCCAACAGTAACACTCTTATTAAAACTGCCCATTTTAGATTGAGCATTCTGCACTGATTGACCAACGCGCTGAGTGGACTTCGATACTTGGTCTAAGCCCTTAACTGCCGCATTGGTCTGGGCCGCGATAATAATGTTGATCTTTTCACTCATTTTTATCCCGCTCCTCAATCAGCGCAAAGTATGCGATCCATTCATTATACTCCGAAAGGCTGATTTTCTCAATCTCGGAGATGGTCTTGCCTAATCTAAGCGCCAACCCAAGGAGGTTGAACCTGAATGGATCGCCCTTTAGTTTTTTAGATGATCCTCTGTGCTATCAGTATCAAAGATAGAACCAAAGACCTTCGCAATCACGTTGACAGGCTCGCCAAGAAGGATCGCCTTATCTTCCAATGTGAATGCTTTTTCGCCAGCCTCATCCTCGCACTTGACAATAATCATCTCGACCATTGCACTCATGCTGGGTTCAGCCAGAAAGTTAGGGTATTTGCGCTGGACCTTCTCAATGTCTCTTGCTGAGACCTCGTTGAAGTAAAGGCGAAGCGGATTGTCCGCCTCGCCCCACTCTTCAACGTCAGAGAAACCACGCTGCTGTTCCGCTCGCTTCGCCGCGATACGTTTTGCTAGGGTCATGTTTTACACCGTTGTTTGTGTTAATGCACCATTACCCTGCACTGAAATTGACATTTCCACAAGCCCATCAAATGATGAACTAACTGAACGACCAGTTACGATGGCCGAACCAGAGAGATAAGTATCTCCGGCTGTATCGCCTTCAGGGTAAAGGTTCAGAGTTACCTCTGCACCGATTGTGAGACCGCCCTGACCCGCTGTGTCAGATTCGTCCCAAAATACATCAACAGAACCAGAAAAGCTGGTCAGTGATGGTTTGTACGTCCGAGCGGAATCGCCCATGGATGTATCTTCAAGTGTGTCCGCAGTTTCCTCAATTGAGAAAGAGCGGATTTCTGCAATCGCGTCGGAACCGACCTTTACGGTGCCTTCGCTACCAGCGTGCGTAGCCATGGTGAATCTCCTATCTGGCCGTTTCCACATCATCAATGTCGGTGGAATACTCGACACTGAAGTTTAATCTGGCGACACCAACAGGCTGTTCGGCCTCCCCAGAGAAATCTATTTCAGTACCCGAAAGCACTGTATTCTTCGCAAGACCATTCAGAGAGTAATCCCCGGCGATGGCCTCTTCGACTTGAACGCAGATTGCGTCAAGATCGTTATCCAAATTAGCCGTTGCTAACGCATAAACGTCAACATTGACCGTCAGCGTTCTCATAAGCGTCTTCCGACCCAAAGTCATCAGGCCGGACTGCTCTGCGCCCGCATAAACAGTTATAGCAGGTAATTTAGCCTCTGTCAGTGGGTAAACGCGACTGCCGTAGACCCTAGACGAAACTAACGCCACATTGCTGTTGAGCAACGCAGCCATTCTCTCTCTGATTTGCTGGCGGACATGAGACATTATAATTTTTCCAATTGCACTACGGTGACACCAGTGCCATCGTGGACCCAAGCCCTAACAACGTACTCAATCGAATTGATAACCATTCTATCAGTTTCTGAGATGTACGGTATGTCAGATGTCCGACAAGTGGCTTGCGGTTGCTCCTGATGAACCTGGACGAATCCACCGTTGTCCACTGGGATAGTTTCGTTGTCGAAGATGACATTGATGTAAGTGTCACCCAGCGCGCCCTGGCGCTTATAAAGCACCCGAGTGGCAAACTCATCTACTGAAAGTATTGCGGCAAGATCACTCGTCAGAGGCAGGGCCATCTTCAACTTCCTCCGGTGGGGTATAAACTTCTGCGTATCCGCGAGAGATTAGCTTGTCTGCGACCCTATCATCAACGTCATGGCTGCTGCCGCTCTTGTGGCTCTTGCCACCCCAACTTGCCTTCTTGATAAGAGTTATCATCATTTGTTTGATCTCCGAGTAACCTTTTTAGCAGGCTTGCTCTTTGGCAGAGCAACGGAGCGGTCCTCAACTTCCTTCGCAGGCTGCGGAGCATCAACATACTCAACGCGGCCCATGGCGGTCAGGGAGCGAGCATTATCATCAGATAAATTTAAAATGTCACCCGCATTGCAGCGAGAGTTGTCAATTACACAGGATTTCAAGACTAGATATGGCATAGAAAAACTCCTAATAAGTTGGTGGGGACCGAAGCCCCCACCAGCTATATTATGCGCCGTCGTTGTTAAACGCAAACGATACAGCGTGACGTACAGCCACATCGCATGTTTGCAATGCAACGATGCGTACAGTGCCGCTTGTGCTGCTGGTGTATGGATCAACAACAATGTCCAAGCCGCCGTACATGCCGATCAGCAAGTCAGCAAAGTTGCCGAAGTACAGATCGCCTGCTGTGACTTGGTTGGACACGATGGTGTTGTAACCATTCATGTTGCCGTCTGGGCCAACTACGAACTGGCCTGAACCAGCGTCTTTTGCAGTTGTTTTCAGAGCGCCATACATGCCTGCTGGGGCGATGTATGCCAGGTTGCCAGACAAAGCGTTGTCTTCTGCAACCGCAGTTTCCATCGCAACAACTTCTGCGAAGGTTGGGTTTGCAGCAGCAAAGTTGGTTGGAGCGTTGATGCCCGATGTGTTTTTCACACCTGTTGGCTGACCAGACGAACCCGTGCCTGCCAACGCACCCAAGTCAATTGCGAGAGCAATTGCAGTGGACAAGTCGTTACGCACGAGGGCTTCAATGTCCAGGCTGGACTGCATCATCATCAAACGTGTGATGTCTGTGAACGCGCCGAGTGTTTTTGGTGCCATTGTGACTTGGCCCAAAGTTGGCTCGCTCTCAGAAGCAGCGCCACCTTCAGTGGAAATCCAAGAAGCAGCCGATGCGGCAGTTTTCTTTGGGATTTTCACGTTGCCGGACAAACCAGACAACATTGTGGCACCTGCCTGCATAACCGAAGATTGGTTGCGCAGAACGTCGATGAAAGAACCGCCACGGAAGTCATCTGCAATTACAGCAGCGTCATCTGTGGTGTTCAGGTCACGAACAGCCCATGAACGAAGAACTTCATTTGGGATCATGATGCCTTGGGCTTCGCGGCCATAGGCTTCAGAAGCTGCGGCAGATGCCTCAAGTTCAAAAGCGGCAGCTTGCTGTGCAGCACGATCAGTTGGGTTGGCGTGAGCGCGGATCGCTTTCAGCAAAGAGAACTGGCGAACTTCTTTCGGTGCAAGACCGATTTCAGTGTTGTCCAGCGGCTTGTTGCCGATTACGTTCAAAAGCTCGCCGCGGAACTCGGCCAATGTGCGGCCTTCTGCAACGGCTTTTTCAGCCATATCACGCTGCTGGTGCTTACCACCAAGAGCATAGATTTCGGCATGGTCTTTTGCGGCGGCGCGAACAGCTTCGGCCTTCACCGCTTCAATGTCAATATCGGACATAGTAGCCTCCTTTTGAGGGGTTGGGTTAGGTGTACGGTGTTGAAGGTCGTCATCTGCGCTCCGGCCAACGCCGACTGTCCTGTCAGCGGGGATAGATACAACAGAAACTTCCATTGGAAGCCAATCGACAGCCCGGTAGCTACCCTTGCCATCTTGTTCCAATTTGTTGACTTGGTAGCCAACTGAGATGTTGCTGCGAATACCGTCAGAAACATCATCAAACACATCTTTGGCAAGTCCGTTCTTTCCAAAACGAACCGTCGCACGCAATCTGCGCGCCGAGCCATCCAATGTGACTGATTCCACAACGCCAATCTGCTGGCGAGGATCGTGATCCAAGAGCAAAGGGGCGCGACCACTATTCAGGAACGACAGGTCAATGCTGCGCTCAGAGTGATCTAAAACTTCATTTCCATATCCACGCTCAACTGGCTCCTCAGAAGAAACAGCAATTTGAACGCGGCGAGCCTCAACGTCAATGACCTTCTTCTCTGCGGATACAGCGCGAGAGATCAGCTTCTCAGGGGCTAACCGAGTCTCCTCAGCCCCATCAGTCGGCTCCTCTGCGGCACACTCAGTTTCTTCTTGGCGAACTTCATCTATTACTTCATCAGCAACAGTTTCAGTTTCCGCATCACGAACTTCAGTCATTACTTCGCCCTCAATATTTTCGGGCATTATATCAGAATTTCCGACATTTTCCATAGAGCGTTCCTTTTCCATTCTATCAGCTAATTTGCGCGACCAACTGAAGCCAGCATCGCCGCCCCAGAGCGCCCAGGCTATGCGCCCGTTTGATGGATAGCCATCCTCGCCAGGACGGAACCCCTCGGCCTTCTTATCAACCTCATGTCGGCTGAAAAAAGAATACATCCGCTTAACCGTATCGTCAGACAAGTTCTTGCCGTTGGAAATATCACGCGCCCGCGCAATCCCAACCTCAGTACCGCCACGGCCATATTCGCTGCGCCAGTCCAAGCCCTTCTTGGCCTCAGATACCATTCCGCTGGTTGGTTTATTCGTCATTGACTTCAACCTCCGCCGGGACTGGCTGCTTGTCGCCAAACGGCTCGTAAGCCATCTTCAGGTTGAACGCATCAGCCATCTCTTTGTCACGCTGTATCTGGGCAAACGTCTCTTCAGCATCACGGCCATAGTTGGCAGCGATGTCAGTGTGGCTCAAGATGCCGTTCTGCAACCCTACAACTGCCGCATTGATCTCTTTCAGAGGATCAACCCACTGGAAGCCTCGCGCACGCCAAGATATGCCTGCGCTGAACTTGGCGATCTTATTTGTGCCTGAGATCGGAATAACGCCAAAGCCCATAACATGCTCAAGCCACTCGCGGAACAGAGGATCAATGAAGTGGTCGATCATAAACCGATGCAAGGTGCGATAGAAATCACGCTCCTCAAGCGCACCCTGGCGGATCGACGAATATGACGTACCCTCCAGGTCATTGGCCAGTGACGTATAACTGATACCCAAACCGCCCGCGATACCGCGCAAGACAGCTTTCTCAAAGTCAGCAAAAGCTGAATTAGGGTGAGTAGGATCAAACGCAGTGAAATCAACGCCAGCCGGAAGCTGGTGGAACGTACCCGCCTCTGCGTCATAGATCGGCGTTACATCATCCTCATAGCCGTCAGCCGTAAAGCCATCGCCCGCAGGGGACGTAAAAAAGCCCATCTTCGCAGCGCCGACACGGGCAGCAACCAATTCAGCCTCACGATAACCGTGCAGCATCTTCAGCGAGGCTATAGCGGAAACTGACCAAGGCACCCCTCGCGTCTGATCTGCGCGATCTGGACGGTAAATGTGCATCATCCTCTCAGCAGGAATGCGAGTGCGCTTCTTACCGTTGGCCAGTGTAGTGTAATCGTAATCGCCAGGGTGAGCCGTCAAAACGTGGTAGGCGACAGGGCGACGGGTTGATTCATCAATCTCAATGCCCATGCGGATCGGGTTGCCGCCTTTGACGCGCTCATTGTGATCTTCGTCAATCATGTCAGGCTCAATGAGCTGCAAAGCATACCCCTGACGCAAATAGCTCGCACGAACCTTCATCAGGAACACTTCGCCATCACGCGCAACGCCAGTGATGACGTGATTGAGCAAGTCAATCATTGACATCTGGCCGTCAACCGTAGGGCTACCATAACGGCAGAACTCAGACCAAGCATTCTCAACAATGTTGTTGCCGCCCATGTCCATCCCGCCGTCGGGATTGCGAGCCTTCATCTGTAGGCGTATCCCAGCCTCACCGACCACATTGGTGCGCAATAGCTGCAAATACCTACGCATGTATTCGTTGTTACGCTCAAGATCACGGGAGCGGTTCCGCAAGTCGCGCAGGACAGGATATATCTCACTGTCAGCACTGCGATTGCTTGCGTTGAAGTCAGCGAAAAGCCGCCCTTTGCTGGCGGCTGCATAGTTTCTGCGGTTTTGCGGCTTCTTAGACCGACTGAAGATGTCCAAAATGCCCATTAGCTAAATCTAACCTTTACAGTTGTGCCGCTGGCTTTGCCGCTCTCTATTCTCAGCTTCCGACGATAAGCCAAGACCTCCTGACGATACCTGTCTCGCGCGACCATAAGCTCATCAAAAGTCATCTTTGTGAGAGAGCGACCAGCAATGCTATAATTAGAAACATCGCTGTCAGCTTTGCCTTCAAGAATGGTTTCAATCTTATCCAGCATGATCTCAGAGTGCGTCCGAGGATCAGTGCCGTTTACGTCAAGGTCAACAACAGCCTTAAACTCACCGCGCTGAACAACGATGCGATTTCCGCTAGACGTTTCCGTGATCTCTAGCTGCCAATGGTAAAAGCCAGCCGTAAAGTCAGAAGATGTTGAGCTGTCAACAGTGAATAGATAATGATCCGCACTGCCAACGCCAACAAGTTTGATCTCACTGCTTCCACCGGCAGTAACCCTGGCCACATACTCAGCAGAGTGAGTGGCGGCAGGGTAATCAGCNACNAGNTCGCTGCGCTTCCATTGCAAAAAGTCGCCAACCACTATTTCNAATGGTTCGCCTTCAGGAGCATTAGTGGAGTCGAAAAGATTTGCCATTATTTGTACCCATGCACAAAGCCGCTGCGTTTAGGCATTCTCGGACCCCTAGACGGACGTGAAGTTTCGTCGGATAATAACCTATTTTGTGCCTGCTTGTAAACTGCCTCAATATTTAGGTTCAACACGGCCAATGCGGCGGTAGCGTAAACTCTACAATCCAAGGCTTCATTCCTTTGCCTGATCTTAACCCACTCACGTTTTGGGCGACCCTTAAAATACTTCGTGACTTTCTTCTCAGCGGTCAACATGCGAAAATACTCCGCATTTCGATCTTCTGGGAAGTGGCAGTAGCCGTCACCTTCATCCGTCATCTTGAGCCGAGCATACACTAATTCCTTCGCAGTGTCAGTCCCTACAGGAAAAAGGTTGATCTTTCCGATATTATTCTTACTTGGGCGACCAATGATGGGCTTGCCCTCACCGCCAACACCCTTAATCGCGAAAACCCTGCGCCCCGCCCTCTGCCGAGCATAATTGTAAACCTGCTGAGTGTAATGACCACCAGAGTCAATGCAGGACGATCTGATAACCATCTCACCGTGTAGCGGATGCGTGAACGTCTTTTGCAGCAAGCTGTCCAAACGTATCCACAATTCAGAAGTGGATGGATCTCCGTACAGAGTATCATATGAGATTGACCAGCTTTCCTCGCCCCTCCCCCAGCCAACGACCTCGATCTCCAAGCGATCATCCTGAACGTCGATGCCAGCGGTCATCAGCAAGACCTCTGAAGGCAGCTCATCGCCCCAGTCCTCGCGGCGATCCATCAAGTCAAACTCGTCAATCCTGTCACCTTGCTCTTCCCAAGTCTCGCCCAGGAACGTATTAACCCAAGTTTTCAGCCTCATTGGGTCTTTCTTTGACGCCAGAAAGTCCCTCACCGTGTCTTCCATCGGCGTCCAGGGCGAATATAGGCCAGAAAGGTGGAAACCAGCAGTCTTGCCATCGCCTTCAGCAGTTGCACGCCATTCACCATACCTGATAGCCGCAAAACGCTTAACATCGCTCCAACAGCTCCCGCAATGCTCGCAAATGTACTCCGCAGAGGCAGGCTTGCCCTCCGACCACTTCACATTCGACCACTTAAGGACTTGATGCTCTCCGCAGTCTTGGCACGGCACGAAATATCGCCTCTTGTCACTTTCCTCGTATGCGTCCTCGATCCGACTTGCGCCCTTGTCGGTTGGCGTGCTGACCATGATGATCTTGCGGTTCCAGAACGTAGTTGAACGCTTCTTGGCCAATGACACAGGATCGCCCTCCGTCCCCGCGGACAGCGGATAGCGATCAACCTCATCGCACAAAATGATCCGACATGGGCGAGATGCCAGTGAGGAGGGCGAGTTTGCGCCACAGGCAGTAACGTGTCCGCCAGGGAATACTTTATGCAGCGTTGTGTTGCCGCTGTCTCTCGACCTCGGATTCTTGATCTTCTCCGACAGAACGGGCGTATCCCTGATCGCTGGAGAAAGCCTGTCCTTTGACCAAGTTTGCGCCATCTCCAGCGTAGGCTGCACAACCAGCATTGGAGCCGGGTCTTGATGTATATGATAACCAACGACATTGTTGATAAGCTCAGTCTTGCCGATCTGAGCGCCAGTCATCAACACAACCGTTTCCACATCAGTATCGGAAACTGCGTCCATCATCCCGCGCTGGTATTCCGCCCTCGATGTTGTCCAGCGGCCAGCCTCCGCAGAGCTTTCACTTGATAGCTGGCGGTAATTATCCGCCCACTGACTGACGTTCAGCTTTGGAGGCGGCTTTAACGCCTTTGAAATCGCAGATGACAGGCGTGAATCAAGTTTCTTCGCTTGCTGCTTCTTTGTCGTATCCGACCAATTCATTCAGTGCCTCTACTATTTCAGCCTCGATCAAGCTCTGGACCTCTTTGACCGTCGCAGCAATATGAGCTTCAGGTGCAACCTTCGTCGGGACAGCCAACAACTTGGTTCGGACCTTCGTTAGCTGCAACTCAAACTGTTTAGCTACATTTTCAATATACACAAGATCGCCGCGCTCTACAGCATTTTCCATTTCCTTGGAGTCAGCTTGCTCTTTCGCCAGCCGCGCTCGCTCTTCTTGCAGGTCAAGATCACCAACCTTCGCTCGGCCAGCGGCTATTTCGCGGACATGCAGGATGTATTCCTTGCGAGCCAGGTCAATGTCGTACTTTCCTCGCTCTTGCTTGGTGATAATCCCCTTATTTATCATATCATGCACGGTTTTCGTGCTTGTTTGAAGATGCGCAGCTAATTCTGACACGCTAGACATTTTGTGCTATCCTTTCGCAGACACCTCCATATATACAGTTCTATCGCTAAAAAACAAACGTGCCTCGCGCGTACC